TCCGTGCACTTCTTGGCATGGGTATCCATGAGGGTGGTAGAAAGAAGACTGCTTTTCAGTTGGGTGTGTTTCTAAAAAGATCTGAACCTAATGATTGGAAAGCACAGTTAGAACAGTTGAACGTAAAACATTTTAGTCCACCTTTGCCTGCAACAGAGATTGTTTCGATACAAAATTCTTTAGAAAAGAAAGAATATCAATACACCTGTAAAGAAGAACCCATGTCATCACATTGTAATCAAAGTGTCTGTCGTGGTTTGAAGCATGGTATTGGCACAACATCTATGCCTGCAATCAGTGGCTTATCAGTTATACTATCAGAGCCTCGTCTGTGGTTCTTGGATATAGATGGCAGAAGACTTGAGTTGACTACAGAAGAACTACAAGCACCAAGATTATTTCAAAGAGCATGTATGGAGCAGTTGAACTTTATGCCACCAAAGATGAAAGATGCCGATTGGGAGGTGCAAGTTAATGGATTGCTTGAGAACTGCAATGAGATTGCTGTGCCACAAGAACTGACATACAAGGGACAGTTCTTATCTTTTCTAGAATTGTTCTGCACTGGTCGAGTACAAGCACAGAGTTTTGAAGAGGTCGTGATTGGTAAACCATACACAGATGTAGAAGAGTCTCGAACATATTTTAGATTAGATTCCTTGATGGAGTTTTTGAGAAACAGAAAGTTTGATAACTATACAAGAGCACAAGTTCAAGAGAGATTGAAAGAAGTAAACAACGGAGATAGTTCTGTTGTAAAAAAATTTCAAACATCACAAGGCAAGTGGAAAACTGTCAGAGTCTGGTGGATACCAGAGTTTGGAGCAGACGTAGAGGTCAAACCAATAACAATCGAAGAAGAGGAGGTTCCGTTCTAATGGAAATGTTAGTGGCTTTTTGTGTAATTTTTGTTGAGCAATGTAGATACAAAGGTGGAGATGCTTTGTGTAGTTTTTGGGAACCTGGAGTTGTATACAAAACAAGACAAGAATGTGTTGATGGTAAGAAACTAATAGAAGAATACTTAGAAGAAGAACTGTGGAGATTGTACCCAGAGGCAGTAAAGATAAATGCAAAAGGAGTATGTCCATTCGAAGTTAAAAATCCAACAGGTAGAAACAAAGGACAAGGAAATAGAAATGTCGATTGAATATTTAAAAGATGGTAAAGAAGTTACAATTTTTGGACCACCTGGAACAGGTAAGACTACAACTCTAATAAAATTAGTTGAAGGTAGTTTAATTAAGTTTATTGATCCTAAAAAAATAGGTTTCATGTCTTTTAGTAGAAAAGCTGCAACAGAAGCAAAGACCAGAGCATTAAAAGATATAGAAGGTTTAGACTCAAAAGACTTGATTTATTTTAGAACTCTACACTCTCTTGCTTTCAGTTGGCTTGGCTTAAGCACATCAGAAGTTATGTCGGGTCGTGATTATACGGAACTAGGTAAACTTGTTGGTTTAGATTTTAGAACCACACAAATAGTAAACATAGAAGAAGGTCCGTTGTTTAATATAGGTGCAGGTGGCGATAAGTATATGTCGTTGATACAGTATGCAAGAGTTAAACAAGTTGATCTTATAGAAGAGTTTCATAGGGGTTGGGATCAAAGTTTAAACAAACAACAACTATTAGTATTAGATAAGGCTTTTAAAGGTTACAAGAATGTAAAGGGTAAACTTGATTTTATTGATATGATAGAGAAGTTTATTTCACAAGGAACGTCTCCCGACTTTGATTTACTTATTATAGATGAAGCACAAGACTTAGCTCCACTACAGTGGAAGATGGTTAAGGATGTTCTTGTTCCAAATTCAAACAAAGTTTATTACGCTGGAGATGATGACCAAGCGATATATTCTTGGATGGGTGTTGATGTAAATAATTTTCTTAATGCTAGTGAAACTAAATATGTATTAAGTAAATCATATCGTGTTCCAGAACATCCGTTTGCCTTTGCTGAAGGATTGACAGATCAAATCACGAAACGAGAAAACAAATCGTGGAATCCAACAAAAGAAAAGGGACTTGTTACATGGCATAATGACATTCTTGATGTTGATATGACAGAGGGCGAGTGGTTGATTCTTACAAGAACTAACTATATCGCTAACAAAGTCTGTAATAAATTGAGAGAAGAAGGCTATGTGTTCTGGAGAGAAGGAGAGGGCTGGTCTGTATCGGTAAATGTCTTAGTGGCAATAGAGGTGTGGTTAAAATTACAAAGAGGAGCATCAGTGCCTGCTGATTTACTGAGACCTTTTTCGAAGTTAATTGATCCTAAATATATAACAAAATCAGGTAGAAAATTAATGTTTACCTTGTCAGAGGATGAAGAATATAACTTAACAGATCTTAAACGATTGTGTGATTTTGATGTTAACAATTTTGTAACATGGCAAAACGTCTTAAAAATATCAGAACAAGTCGCTGCATATATAGTATCTGTTAGAAGAAGAGGAGAGAAAATACTTTCAGCAGATCCTAGGATCCGTGTATCTACAATCCACAGAGCGAAAGGTGGAGAAGCTGACAATGTAGCATTGTTATTAGACTCCACAAAAGCATGTGTAGAGAATGAAGATCAAGATGCCGAGAGAAGAGTTTGGTATGTGGGTGTAACTAGAGCAAAAAAAGAGTTACACATAATAGAAAAATCTGGACAGTTTGGATTTGAGCTATGACGTTATATAAGAAAAGAGATGTGTTTTATTTTAGTCAACACATACCTGTAGATCTACGGAATAAGTTTGAAAAGACTAGATTTGCTTTTAGTTTAAAAACTAAATGTGAAAAACAAGCAAATGAATTAAGAGCCTTACATAAGGACTTGTTTAGTAAACAATTTTTTAATTTAAGAAAAAACAAAAAGAAGGAGTTACCTGTGAAAAGAGATAAAACTTTAGCAAATGCACATGACAAGATTACTGGAGAAAGAGCAAAGGATTATGGAGATGCTTATGAAAACCATGAGAGAGTTGCTACCATGTGGTCAAGTATATTAGGTATCAATGTTTCAGTGAAGATGGTATATCTTTGTTTACTGGCATTGAAGATCTCAAGATTAGTAAACACACCAAACCATACTGATTCATGGATTGATATCTGTGGGTATGGTGCATTAGGAGCAGAAGAAAAAGATGACAAGTGACCAATACCATTTATTGGAACAAGACATAAAAGATGTAGCATGGGGTAACATAGACTCTGATTGGACTCCACCAGAGACCATACCAGACCTATCTCAATACGATACAATATCTATTGACTTGGAAACAAGAGATGAAAATCTTTTAAAACTTGGGCCTGGGTGGTGTAGAAAAGACGGACACATTATAGGCATAGCCGTGGCAGCTGGAGAGAGTTCTTGGTATTTTCCAGTGGCACACACTGTCGGCAATATGCCAAGGCGACCAGTGTTTCAGTGGCTAACAGACTTGTGCAAAGACAAAACTAAAACATTCGTGTTCCACAATGCACTGTACGATCTTGGTTGGCTTAGAGCCGAGGGTGTAGAGGTCAAAGGCAAAATCAGAGACACCATGGTTGCAGCGCCATTGTTAAATGAGAACAGAAGATACTACAATCTTAACTCGTTAGCTGGAGATTATCTTGGCACATACAAAGACGAGAAGATGCTCAAGAGTGCCGCTGAAGAGTTTGGTGTGGATCCAAAGTCTGGCATGTGGAAACTACCACCTCGGTATGTTGGTGCTTATGCAGAACATGACGCTGCGATAACTTTGAGATTATGGAATGAGTTACGAAAAGAGATAACCAAAGAAGAGTGCAGTGGTATATTCGAATTAGAAACTAGACTCACACCTTTGCTCCTCGATATGAAAACAGAGGGTGTCAGAGTAGATTTGAAAAAAGCCGAGCAAGTTAAGAAAGAACTAGCTGCGTTAGAAAAATCACTTGTAGAGGAGATAGTCAAAGAAACTGGAGTTACGATTGAACCTTGGGTCGCTACATCTGTAGCAAAGGTCTTTGATGCTATGGGACTTGCGTACTCTCGCACAGAAAAGTCCAGGGCCCCCGCGTTTACAAAACAATTTCTTGCTAATCACTCTCATCCCATTGCGAAGAAGATTATAAAGATAAGGGAAGTTAATAAAGCCAACACGACTTTTATCGATACAATTCTTGAACATTCTCATAATGGTAGAATACATTGTGATTTTCATCCTTTACGTTCTGATGGCGGAGGCACTGTTACTGGTAGATTTAGCTCAAGTAATCCTAACTTGCAACAAATACCTGCACGAGATCCGTATATAAAGAATCTTATCAGAGGTTTGTTTATTCCAGAAGAGGGATCTAAGTGGGGATCTTTTGACTATGCTTCACAAGAGCCAAGATGGTTGGTGCATTATTGTGCCACACTGACTGGCTTTGACAGACATCCACAGATAGATGACGTTGTGGCTTTGTATCACAAAGGCGAAGCTGACTTCCATCAGATCGTAGCAGACATAGCTGGTATACCAAGAAAACAAGCAAAGACTGTAAACCTTGGACTGATGTACGGCATGGGTAAAGGTAAGTTGGCGAATATTCTAGATCTGTCTGTTGAAGAAGCGACTGCTCTTTTAGAAAAATATAATGATAAAGTTCCATTTCTTAAATCTATTTCTGAGAAGACAACAAGGAAAGCCTCTGAGAGTGGTATCATTAGAACTTGGTTGGGCCGTAAATGTAGATTCAATATGTACGAGCCTAAATCTTATAAGTACAATAAAGCTATGCCAATGAAAGAAGCCATAAATGAGTATGGCAGCAAGGGCAGTATCAGAAGAGCATTTACATACAAAGCCTTGAATAGACTAATTCAAGGATCTAGTGCCGATCAAACTAAGAAAGCCATGGTCGATTGTTATGATGCTGGTCTAACTCCAATGCTAACTGTGCATGATGAATTGTGTTTTAATATAGAAAATGACAAGCAAGTAAAACAAATCAAAGAGATTATGTCTAATTGCATACCTGAACTTAGAATACCCTTCGAAGTTGACGCTGAAATGGGATCAAATTGGGGAGAAGTTGGATAGTGGACAATACAAAAACACTCAAAAACAAAGGTATTTATAAGGTACAATCACACACGGACACCTTGTTTCGGCTCTGTGTGGCGATCTGAGAGCCTAGTTTTTTCGGACTGGCTTACAATATGCAGTGATTTTAGCCATTTTACCATCTAACAGTGGTACATCGGGTTGATTGTTCAAACGTCTAGCAAAATACAAACAAGT